TCACCGTTTCGGCAGCCCCGCCGATTGGTGGTGCAGTTCCCGGTGTGTAGATCAACTCAACTTCAAGCTCGCCAGAGTCGATCAGCGTTGACGGGATGAACTCTTTAAAGCCGCCGGTGCTTCCAAAGTTGGTTACATCAACAGCTTCGCGACTGAGCCCGCCGATCTTTACATCAGTGATCTCAGCACAAAAGCCGCTACTAAACGAAATTGACGTTCCGAATCCTAGAGATGCCATTAACCCCCTACGGCAAGCAATGCCGTGAACTGTGTTTCAAGGGCTGAAAGTCGTCCCTCAAGGAACGCCAGCCGCTCTGTCAAATCACCCGCCGGAATGAATGACCTACCATCCACTTCCAGCAACTCAATTACATTTAGCTCTGAGATGCCCGAAGGTGTGCGGACCTTCAAGCAAACTGGATCATTCATAATGCACCGAGATCAGAACGTTGACGGCGTAATAGAAAGAGTCAGCATCATCAGTCGTTTGAATCTTGCTGTCTCTCACACCTTCGACCAGCAGGCCGTGGCAATAGTGCGTTGTGAGTTCACCGCGGAACGCAGCCAGTGAAGTTTCCACCGCGTCAGCAATCAGTCTTGATTCGCGGTACGTTTCCGCCACGCATTGGTAGACGATGCTCGCTTCTTTGAAGCCAAGCGTGCCGCTGAATGAGTATTGATTTTCGTCGCTCATGACTTCGTAGGTGATGTGCGGATACGTCGGCTTGAATCGCGTTTTGTGCGGATAGATACGCGAAGCCACCAATGCTGAGACACCAGAGTCAGCGGTCAGTCTTGTAAAGAGATCCTCATTGATCATTTGGCAACACTCGCCAGCTTACTGCGTAACTGAGATGCCATTATGGCTCGAGCTTTTGGAATGCTTGCCGCCATTGCTTCACGATGAAAGTTCATTTGTGCAACGCCGGGATGCTGCACTGACTTATACACTCGACCAAATCCCAGATTGAGCGACCATCCACCCGGAGCTTTTATGGTGTGTGCCTTGATGCCGTAGTGCAGCATGAAAACAAACTTCGGAAACTTATGATGTACACCGACAACTCCATGCACGCCGGTTTTTCGCTTTGCTGTAACTGTCCGTTTTGTGATGCTTCTTTTTAGTCTTTCACGCGGCTCACCATCGTCGTCTTTAGGTTTGCTTTTAACACCGACTGGAACACGTTTGACCAGTTCGCGTTTCATTACTGTTGTTGCTTTACTGATCGCACTTCTGACGATCTTTGTGCGAATCTTAGCCGGTAACGTATCAAGGTTACGGAGTAGCTTCTTATCAGCTACAGCACCAATGTGGATCGTCTTGTTTCTTGCCATTAGCTGGCCTCAATTTCACGCACTCGTACAACGTGCTCGCGATCATCAGTGTCAACATTGATCTCGTCATGTATCTCGTAATAAGTGCTGCCAATAAGCACCCGCATATCGCGACTGAGCCCGCTCACGTAGCGAATACTGATCGTGTGAGTCGCTGCCCGTTCGGATCGCTGCGATCCGCTTAGCGGCAATAGCAGCCCCTGACGCGTCGCCAGCGTTGACCATGTTTTGACTTCTTCGCCGGCCGCGTCTTGTGTCAGTGCATACGACTCCAGAGTCAGCGTGACGTTTGCACGTTCACGCAGCACACTTCGCGGCAGGGCTGTGTCACGCTTCGGTCTGTATTTTACCATCGATGCACCCGATACGGTGCCAGCCAGATCTTAAGCTTCTCGACGTCTGGCTCGCCGAAGTCATACAGCTCTTTCGCGTATTGCTTCACCGTTGCCAGCAACTGAGCCGGGACCGTTGCATAGCCGCACGTGAACCGCACGACGACCGCGTTGATTCGATCGTAGATCGCCGGCCAGGCTTCGCCCGTCTTCAGCACGATCCGAGACACTCGCTCAGGATCAATCAGATCGGTTGCATATACTGACGTTGCCAGTGTTTGCTGTGCGTCGTCCGTGTCCTGATATTTAATGCTCGTAACCGTCGCCACTGGTGAGCGTGGCAGGTAGAGCATCTTCGGGAACGAATCCAGCGTCAGGTCATACGTTGCCGCTGGCAACTGCCGCCCGGTCTCACCTTCGACGAATTCGCGACCGGCTGATATTGCTGCCGTCAGCAAGTCATCGTCAACAGTGAAGCCGGTATCGATTCCACAATACAGCTTGAGTTCGTTCAGCGTGACTGGCTCGGTGATCGAGCCTACCAGAGTCAGCCGATTCTCGAAGTTGTAAGCGTCGGCCATTGGCACCTGTACAAAGAAAAGAACCAGCGAGCAAACGCCCCGCCACCAATAATAAAACACTACGCTGCCCGCTGGTAAAATGCCGCCGACGGGAATCGAACCCGTAAACCGGAGCTAATGAGACTCTAGTGGGGAGCCACCCCCGGCGGGACAAAACGCGTGACGGGTGGGAACAAACACCCGCCACGCTCAGCAAACCACACGCCTCACAATTAGGCTTGTGTCAACTTCTTAACCGGAGCGTGCCCCGGATCAATGATCTTGCCATCAAACGCATTGAAGGCAACCAGACCATCCTGATCGTTTGCACGATACAGCTCTTCCAGCCGGTAGATGCGAACCTGCTCTACAAGCCGCAGCTTGTACGCAGACAGATCACCGAACACGACCGACACATTGCCGGTGGCAGCCGCTGGCATATCGTTGTTCACGACAACGTTATAACCGAGCAATGTGCTCGGTGCTCCAGCCGTTACCGCTCGCTGCCAGATGTACTGATTGTCAGCATCCTGCAATTTGCGAAGCAGTTTGACCGTCGAATCATTCGTCATGAATGTTGCACCGTTTCGGTGTGCAACGTCCACAGAATGCTCGAGATCAATGAGCTCATCAAAGGTGATCGCGGCAGCCGCAGCAGCCGTCACACCAGCACTGGCACCGACAGTGATGCCGGTCGCAGTACCCGAGCCATCGCCAACAGTCGCCTTGGTGTTAACCAGCCGGCCCAATCGCTCACCGAACGCTCGACCGAGCAGTGGCACCAGATCGACATCGGTATCACGAATGGATTCCCATGTCATTTTCAGGATGCCAGTGGTGCCCTTGTACGCAGCCAGAGTAGGCTTCGCGAAGGTAGGATTACTGGCACTGCCGACTGCTCCAGCTTCAGCGACCATTGAGCCGCTATTGCTGGTATCGTCGAACGTCGGCCAAATGAAGTCACGACCGTTGGCAGTCGTGATCACTTCCGCAACCTGAGTCATTCCACCGTAGAAAGTGAACGCCTCTTGAAGCGAAGCAATCAGCCGCTGGTTGATGACGTTGCCGGCATCGCCCGAGCTTGTGCCCGTCGTCAGATCGTTTCGGAATCCTTTGCAGAATCCATTCAGGATCAGCTTACCGCCGGGATCGATCCCGTAGGCTTTCATGGCAGCTCTGCCGCTATCATCGACATAAGCACTGGTCTCATCCCATTGCGAATCGAGATAGGCCTTCAGAGCTTTGTTCTCGAGTTCAGGATCAGACAACTCCTTCCGGCCGGTAATCGCAGCAGATGCATCTCGCAATTCGCCAAGCTCAGAACCGAGAGCGTTGACGGATTCAATCTGATCGATCTGCTTTTTCAGTGCCGAGTCTGCATCGAACAACGCATCGAATCGAGCTTCCGATTCAGCCGAAAGTCCGGCTTCACCTGCTGACTCGATTAACTCGTTCAGCTCGTGCTCGATCTTTCCACGCTTCTCACTCAACGCCTTAATGCTAACGCTCATTACGCTCCTTGCCCTGCGGGCAGTCAAAAAAAATGTCCGCAGGCACTCAGCCACGGAACTGAGAAAAGACGGCAACACGCCGCCTCATGTTTTCAAGCTTCTTGCTTTGCTGTTCCGCTTCAATCGCCGGCTGCTCGAGTCCCTCAATCAGGAATTCCGGGCAATTCTTCCAGCGGTTGCGGATCACCGACGTGCTCATGTCGTCGATGCCTTTGTTTGGAATCACTTCCGACGCGAAGCCATATTCGAGAGCTTCCGACGCGTCGAAATATGTTTCAGCCGCCATCAGATCGTTAATGTCATCTGATGCCAGGCCAGTGCGTGAGTGATAAACGCCGGTGATGGTATCGCGAACCTTATCCATCGAATCGGCCATCTCTCGCATGTCGCGAGCGTTGCCCATCACTACCGTCCACGGATCGTGAATCATGAAGATGGCGTTTTCTGCCATCGCGATCTCATCGCCAGCCATTGCAATAAAGCTGGCTGCTGACATGGCGGCACCATCGACTTCGACCCGCACCTTTGCGGAATGCCGCTTCAGAGTGTTATAGATCGCCTGCCCGTCGTAGACGTCGCCGCCGTAGCTGTGCAATCGGAGCGTGATGTTTTTAATACCATCACCAAGCTCACTGACTGCCTTTTGGAACTCCGCGGCTGAGATACCATCCCAACCGCCGACGTCACCGTAAAATATCAACTCAGCGTGATTATTCTTCGCTGATGCTTTCAGGTTCTTGATTAAGCACACCCCAGTTCACTGGATAATTGTAAACGTCGCCGCCTTCAACGGATTCTTCATTGTCACGCCGCCGCAAATCGTTGACGGAATACTTGCCCATCTCACGATACTTGCGATCGGCTTCCGCCAATTCAGTCAGGCTGTGACGTATCAAGCCGCGTCTGTCAAATTCTATATAGTGCGAGTCGCCATCTTTCTGATCTTCAGTCAGCAACTTGTCCATATACTCGAGTTCCCAAGTCACCAGCCAGGGCTCGATGCACCGGTCAGCGTGCGATTGATTCTCCTGCTCGAGCGAGTTGTAAGCCGCTCGCGTTTGATCGCCTAAGTCATGCGGCCGCACGCCGGTGATGTTGCTGATGTCGATAATGGAAAACTGCTTCGCGGGCAGTAACTGTGCGTCGTTGGCGTTTGCTTTCATCTCCACATATTCGCCGCCACCGTGAACGATCGCCGTTTTCCCGGTATTGCCGATGCCTTCAGCCAGTCGCCCCCAATTGGCTCGCAAATCATCAGCCTGTTGTTGCTTCAGTATTTGCGGCACCTTCAAATATCCTTTAACGCTGCCGCCCTGCTCATAGTACAGAGTTGTGTATCGTTGCGTTGCAATGGCACCCTTCAAGCTGGACTCCAGCACGTCGATGATCGAAAGC